GTCACGAAGAATTTCACGGTCAATTTCCGCAGCCACTTGCTCTGACAATAAAGCCGTCAATTCAGCTTCAGCGTCAATGTTGTGGAATGCCGCAACGTCTTGAGCAAGTTCTGGAGACCACTGAGCTCTTAACTTTCTTTCAGCAACTGAAACAGTTACAGACTCAAGGTCAAAAGAAACTTCACCGATTTGGTCTTCGAATTCTAAGTTCTTATAACGTCTGAACACAACGTTAAAGTCGTTAACACCAAGACCATTTATAGTTGTACCTGTATAACCATCTAAAGATGTTGAATCACAAGTAGCACAAATAGGACAAGAAAGGTCAACTTCTAAATAGATGCAACCTGTTGGGCTACAAATATCATTGTAAGAACCACCATTTCCGTCAGTTGGCCATGTTGTTGAGGTACGAACGTTCAATCCTGAAACAATACCTTGACCATATTGTTGAGTAACAACTCTGAACAATAATGAGTTAGGGTCATTAGCTTCGTTTAGCAAGTTAGTACAACCACCATCTTGGAAATCGTTAGTTGAATAAACTCTTAAGTCAGCCAAGAAAGTTTCTGAATCGTATTCATTACCATCAGGACCAATTAATTTACCGTTACCTGCGTTAGCGAAACCGCACATTTTAACGATAATTTTTCTAACGTTTAAACCTTCAAATTCGTTAGTATAATCAATTAATGCGCCATTTGACCAAACTTGTACATCAGCAGTTACAGTAACTGCAGACCACTGACCTTTAGAATAGTCAAACAAACCCGGAGGGTCTAATTGACCTTCGTTACCTTCATAGAACAAATCATAAAGATTCTTCTGGAATTGGTTACCAGTAGTATAACCCGAAGTTGGTGAACCAGGGTAGTTACCCGGTGCGCCTACAGGGCCTAAGTGAGAACCTGATGAACCATCATAATTGTTAGATGGAAGTTGTGGGTCAAAATATGGATTACCACCAGCATATGCCTGAATCTTTGGTACGAAGTAGAACAATTTACCGATAGGTAAGTTCATAGCTTGTACTGATACGATGTCGTTAGCAAGTAACTTAGAGAATACACGTCTAACGATTGGGAATACAACAGTTTCAAATGAACCTGAAGAACCGTCAGAAGTTGCTTCGTTAATCAAATGTGATGCTTGGTTTTCATATAACTGTGCAACATTTTCTTTTAGGTGGCCTTTAAGACCTTCAAGGAACCCTAATTTGTCCCATTTGTTGATAGTATCTTCTTTGATAACTTTAAGGTGCTTAAGACCGATGTTACCAACAAGACCTGATTCTAATAATGCTCCCATTTTTTTGGTTTTTTATTAATTTTAAGTTTATTTTAATTTTGACATTAAGTCTTTCATTCTAAGGAATTGAGGATTTTCATAAGTTTTTGACTCAATTAAGTTAACCGCAGAACCTGTCGATGGAGTTGATTCAATTTTACGCTCGATTGACTCGTTCATTGGTTGACTTTGTACCGTAGAAAGTTCATCCTTAATGATTTTATACAAATTCTTAGATTCTTTGATTGTTTCAACACTATCAAATCTTCTCAAGATTTTAATTTTCTCTTGTTTAGATGTTGAATGTTCAGTAAACAAACGTGTTGCGTAAGCCAAATTTGAATTAAATACAGCTACTTCGTTTAATTTATTTCTGAACACGTTAAGTGCCTTTCTGTATTCCTCATTTTTCTCTCTAAGGATTTGTAATTCAGAAGAATCCACACCTTCAAAAGTTAGGTTTCTATTAGGAGTAATGCCTTTTCTTAGACCACGACCTGATTTAGAACCATTACCATATGTACGTGCAGCTTCTTTTGTTTCCGCTTTCTTAACGCCTTTTGGTTTAATTTTGAATTCGCCTTCAAGAGTTTCCTTATCTTTGTATACATTAACTTTTTTAGCGTTACCTGTACCCATAGTTTTGTTAGCGCTCTTTTTAACGACTTTAAACCCTTCGCCTTGATTTGGATTTTTATTATATGAGAATTTTGGTTTACCCATGTTCTTACCTTTTGCTTTGAACGTCTTTTTAGACTCTTCTAAAGATTCATTGTATTCTTCATACTCTTCCTCTTCGTTGTCTTCATCAGGCATTTCAATTTCGTACATCATACCTTCATTTTCTTCTCCCTCCTCTTCATTATCGGAGTCATCAGACATTTCGATTTCGTACATAATTTCGTCACCTTCTGAATATTCATCGCTAAATTCCATGTCTTCTTCAGAATCCATTTCTTCTTCGTCTGATTCTTCATCATCAAACATTTTAGAAACGATGTCTTCAATTGATTCGTCAGTAGAATATGGTTTCTCCATTTCATCGGATTCTTCTTCCATTTCCATAGATTCTTCCATTTCTTCTGACTCATAGAATTCTTCTTCCATTTCTTCGTCAGATTCACCTACAATCATGTATTCATTTTCTTCATCTTTGATATTGATGTTTCCAGCATCGTCTTTTGTTACGATAATGTTATCATCAGGTCCCATAAGTTGAAATACACGAAGTACTTCTTCATCTGACTTGTCGGTAAGGTCGATAGGTTCTTCCATATCTTCCTCTTCGTCATCAGTATCCATGTCCATACCCATTTCCATGTCATCAGAGTCCATTTCGTCATCTGTTTCCATTTCAGGTCCTTCCATGTCTACATCAGTCATTTCAATCTCATCTTCTTCTTGTTCAGATAGAGATTCCTTTACTAGCTCTTTGATTTCTTCCTTCATAGTAGAAGCAAGTATTCCTTTTGCATTTTCAGCAACCGCTTCTTCCAAATTTCTCATTTGGATGATTGCCTCTTCAACAATTGATTTTTCTTTTGCCATTTTTGGTTTTAATTTTTTATATAAATATTATCGAGTTTTAAAAAATTTATTTATATTGACAAATCAAACCAAAATAAAATAAAAAAGGAGGTATAAAACCTCCTTTAATTTAATCATTGATATATAGATTATTCTATCACCTCATCTATTTTACTTTCAACAATTGCGGTTATTCTCCAATCTTCAGAATAATTTTCAAAAACTTTAGTCACTTTTGCTTCTACATCTGTTGGTGAATAACCTTTAACTAATTTTTCTTGTCTTAGTTTTTTAATTTTACCTGTCTCTGGGTCAGGCATGTCTGTTGTAATTTTTGCTACAAAATATTTTTCGTCCATTTTAATTATTTTTAGTACTTCAAATAATCGTTCAATTTCTTCATTAAGTCAAGCGATTTGTTTGAACTTTCATCAGATACTCTTTGGGCTTTCATTTTATTCTCTTCTTCCAAGTTTTCTTCAAAATTAAATCTGTCATTTGGCTCCAAGAATAGGTAAGCACCAGGTGTTGACGGTGACCATACTAAGTCAAAACAAATTAATTCAAAATCGTCCTGTACTTCGTTTTGTTCTCCGATTTTTTTAAGTGACCCAACACCGCGAGATGATATACCTAAAGTAACTCCTTGTCTTAAAAGATTTGCCGCTTGGTCTCCTTTTGTAGAAACAATACCTCTTTCGTGAAAACCTGGCGAAGTGAGTAATTTTAATTTACCCATCAAAACAGGACCTTCCCACCATATATCGGTAATTGCGTGAGAAACTCTATCTAAATCGACAAGTGATGACTCAGGGTGATTTAATTCAGACAAAGCAATACCTTTACCAATCATTTTTTTATAATTGTCGGCTTCTCTTTTTAATACTTTTTCAGGATATATTCTACCGTTTCTATTTGGAGTATTGTATTTTTGTAGTACCGCATAAAACTCAAATGGTTTTGAGTGGTCCAACATTCCTTTAGACTCACGGATTAAATTGGCGTTACGTTGTTCCGTAGGTGAAATATAACCCGCGTCGTGTTCAACAAGTAATCCCTTACCTATTTGACCGGGTTGTATAATTTGATGATTCATCTTTAATTTTCTTTATAAATATTAAAGATTGTCGGTTTCTATTTTCTCTACCTTAGTTTTTTTGGTTTTTGTAAGTTGGAACTTGAAGTATTCGTTGTTTGTGAAGTTTTCCTGAAATAATT